CAAAAGCAATTAGACAATGCAAAAGAAAGAGGTATCAAGGAGATAGAATTCTATGAGGATAACGAAGAATGTCCCACATGTCACAGAGATATGGAAGAGCACTTTAGAGAAGAGAAGATTGACACAACAGAAGGTAAAGTCCAAGAAATTGAGAAGGGTATCAGAAAAATTACAGACAACATCAATACCATTAACTTACGACTTGAAGAAATCCAAAAGATACAAAGCAAGGTCGACACTCTCAACAGACAAATTGCACAAAAACAGAATGAGATATCTGCGTCTAATCAATACATCACAAAGATAAATGCAGAGATAGAAAAATTAAGAACTGAAAATGTGACAGATGATAGTAGTAAACTAAATCAAGAACAAAAGAAATTAAAACAACACAACTCTCAGAAAGAAGAGTTGATTGATAAAAGGTCTTACTTTGATGTTGCACAACATCTATTACAAGATAGTGGTATTAAAACTAAAATCATAAGACAGTATTTACCTATTATGAATAAGTTAATTAACAAGTATCTTGCATCTATGGACTTCTTTGTACAGTTTAATCTTGACGAAGGGTTCAACGAATCTATCAAATCAAGATATCGTGATGCATTCTCATATGCAAACTTTAGTGAAGGTGAGAAGATGAGAATTGACCTTGCACTATTGTTTACATGGAGAGCAATTGCAAAATTAAAGAACTCTGTTAATACTAATCTACTTGTATTAGATGAAGTATTTGATAGTTCATTAGATGAAGGTGGAACAGAAGAGTTTCTAAAGATATTACATACATTAGATGGAGATACTAATACATTTATTATATCTCATAAGGGTGATATACTAACAGAGAAATTTAGACATACTATGACATTTGAAAAGGTAAAGAACTTTAGTAGAATAGTAGATAGTAAATAAGGAACTATATATTATTATGGAAGAAAAAGAACAAAAAAAGACAGTACAGTTTAATGATTTTATAGCATTATATAAAGGATTTTTTAGAGACGAACATGTAGAACAATTTTTAGAACATTGGGAGTTTACAGAAAGGGTAATACCAGACCAAATTGTTAATAGACAATCAGAAGAAGGTATTACCAAAAGAGAAAAAGCTGATAATGCAATAGGTTTTAATACATTTGCACATAACGATAAGGTAAAACATTTAAATTCAGATTTTGAAGATTTTCAAAGATATCTTAATGGTGATATACTAGAATTATATAATGCAGAGTATCCAGGCTTTGGTAGACCAGCATCTATTCAAGGTAAAATGCAAAAGACCCTACCAGGCGAAGGTTATCATGTATGGCATTGTGAGTATTCACCAACAGAACCAACTAGAGTCCTTGCATGGGCATTATTCCTTAATGATGTAGAAGAGGGTGGTGAACTAGAATTTTTACATCAAAATACAAGGATAAAACCAAAAAAGGGTGACTTTGTAGTTTGGCCAGCACAATTTACACATATGCACAGAGGTAATCCACCATTAAGTGGTGAAAAGTATATCGTCACTGGTTGGTATCAATATGTAGAATTAAATCATCTTTATGATGAAACTTTTTAAGGAAAATAAATGACACTATTACACAAAGACAATGAACTATTAAGAAAAGAAATGCCTTTCTTTGATTTTGATAATCCACCAATAGACCCAATTGAACTAAAGAAAGAAATGATTGATAAGATGTTTGAGTCTGGTGGTGTTGGTTTAGCTGCAAATCAAATAGGATATGAGTATCGTGTATTTGTAATGAAGGGACAGAATGAAGAACAATCAATGTTCTTTGCAAATCCAGAGATAATAGAAATGTCAGAAGAGACAGAACTTATAGAAGAGGGATGTCTTACTGGTGGATGTGAAGGTATCTTTGCAAACATTAAAAGACCATCAAGAGTTATTGGAAGATGGCAAGATGAACTTGGTGAAATAAAAGAAATGGAATTTAGTGGAATGACAGCAAGATGTTTTCAACATGAGTTAGACCACTTAAATGGTGTTCTGTTTCTAGACCATCTTTCTAGAATAAAATACGAAAGAGCAGTCAAGAAGAAACAGAAAAGAGAAAAACAGTATGGAAGAATCAGAGAACAAATGTTATCAGTTGCCAGAGAATATCGTAGCAAAAATCCCGAATTGCCTAACGAAGGAACAATGTCGGAAACTGATAAAGTATCATCAAGCTAATTTCAATTTAGTCACACATGATGATGCAGCGGAACAATACAATGGTAGAAGAATACCATTTGTAAACATTCGTAATCTTGAAATCAAAAGAATAATTGCAGAGTATCAATACAAAGCAATATCAGAAATCTGGAAAGTCTATGGTGATAGAGCATATCCAGAACAATCAGAATTAATGTGGTGGCCATCTGGTAAAGGTCAAGAAATGCATATTGATGTTATGGCAAAACCACTTTATGAAATTCCACATCAAGCGAGAGAAGGAACGCCACTAGAATTTTTAGAAGATGAAGAACAAGTAATCAATGTAGTACCTTACACTGATTATGCATCTATCTTGTATCTTAATGACAATTTTGAAGGTGGTGAAACATACTTTGAAGATGGTCAAGAATGTAAACCAGAAACAGGAACATGTGTTATCTTCCAAAGTATGAAACACTTTCATGGTGTAAATCCAGCAAATGTAGATGGAACTGGTGAAGATAGGTATACTGCTCCAATATGGTATACCACTCAAGCAGAAGAAATGGAACTCCAATCTCATGGTACGCAAGGTACTAATAAGGCTGGTGGATGGAGAGATTTAATTGCAAATCCAAATCCAGAAACAGTCAATGTAGGAGTTAATTCTGAACCAGTTAGAGATTGGTGGGAAAAAGAATATAACATTAAAACAATTGACTCATAGGTACATATTCCTATATACTATAGACCATTGAAGGTCTGTTAGTTCATCGGTGAGAATACTGCCCTGTCACGGCAGAGAGAAGGGTTCGATTCCCTTACAGACCGCCAAGAAAGTACTGGACACAGGGGTACACTTTTTTATATAATAGGTACATGAGGTCAAATAATCAAATATTAAGAACACAGAAAGATTCTCTTGCGAGATTACTTGCAACAGAAGATTTAGTTATAGAACATAAAAAAGTACCTACTGCATACTTTGAAGTTGATTCAAGGAAGTTAGTATGTCCTATTCTTAAGGATGAAATGAGTCCACAACTTTATGACTTGTTTATGGGTCATGAGGTTGGTCATGCACTTATTACTCCAGCAGAAGGATGGCATGATGCAGTTTCAGAAAAAGGTGCAACTTATAAAGGATATCTAAATGTCCTTGAAGATGTGAGAATTGAAAAACACATCAAAAACAAATATGCTGGTTTAAGAAGAATCTTTTATGATGCATATAAAGAATTACATGTCGACCTTGATTTCTTTGGGGTCAAAAATTATGATGTAAATAAACTTGCATTCATAGATAGAATAAATCTTTATTTCAAGATTGGTCACAAACTTATGGTTGAGTTTTCTCCAGAGGAACAAAAAATCGTAAATCAAATTGATACTAAAATGGATACTTGGGAAAAGGTAGTCAAAGTTGCAGACTATCTTTATGAGTTATCTAAATTAGAAGAATTACAACCACAAACAGATACTTCTGCAATGTCAGTTGAGACAGCAGAGGGTGATGGTGATGCAATTCCTCAAGACTTTGATGAAAGAGAATCAGAAGAAAAAGAAACAGAAGATTCACTAGGTGGTAATCAAGAATCAGAAAATGAGTCTGATGAAGAATCAGAGGATGGTGCAAAAGGTACTGAATCTACTGATGAAGATGGTGATGAAGAAACAGATGAAGAAACTACTGGTGAGGGTGATGTTGAAACTGAAAAGGGTCAAAACCTAACTGGTGGTGAAGGTGAAGGTGGTGAAAGTGGTAATGCCCCAGTTGAAGATGGTGCAAAAGAATCTATCACTGATAAGAATTTCAGAAACAATGAAGATAAACTCCACAAAGAAATGGACAGATGGGATAGTGAACCTTCTTACATGGACTTCAACTCTAAAGAATTTAAAGCAAAAGATATCATAATTCCTTTCAA